TTCCACTTGCGCGACCCTGAGTTGCAGCGGGAACTTCTCCGCCGTGGCGAGAAGATCAAGGGCCAGGTCACGGACACAATGCTATCGGATTTCCGGGACCTTATGGCGCAGCAGTTCTATCGCGAGGGCCTGCCGCCCGACCAACTCGCGTTGGAGATCGAGAAGCTCTTCCCGACGACCTACAAGGACCGGGCGCTCGTCATCGCCAACACGGAGACGGGCATCGCCTACGGGGTGACGAACCACGAGGCCAGCGTCCGCAATGGGGTAGACGGGCACGAGTGGCGGACCGCGGGCAGCAACCCGCGGGCAGCGCACTCTGCAGCGAGCGGACAGGTCCGGCCGATCACGCAGCCATTCATCGTCGGCGGCGAGCGGCTGATGCACCCGAGCGACCCGGCGGGCTCGGCGGGCAATATCATCAACTGCCACTGCCTGGAGTTGCCGGTGCTGAACGACGCGCGGTTCGTGCCCGCAAAGCCCTGGACGGGGCAGCCGGCGAGGGAACTCGCCCGCGAGATCATCAAGGCCGTGGTCGCCACGGTGCTGCAGGAGGTGACGAGGTGAGCAAGCCCTACGAGACCGAACTGAGAGTGACCGAGTTCCTCCCCGCGGGTTCCGTGGAGGCCCTGGGCGACGGTGACTATCGGGTGATGTTCCTGGCGCACGGGACGACCAAGACCGGCCACCCCCCCCGCTACTACCCGAAACGAGTCTTGGAGGCGGCCGTCGCCGCCGCCATCTTCGACGGCGCGAAGATGTACCTGAACCACGTGAAGCCCGGCCGTGACGTGCCCCACCGGGACCTGCGGGACTGGGCGGCGACCATCAAGCCCGGCTCGGTCCGCTGCGTGGAGGGCAATCTGGAAGCCGTCTGCCACGCCCACCTGGCAGAGGCACGCGCCATCCTGGACGACCCAGTCGCAAAGCTGTCCGTGGGTCTTTCCCACGACAGCAACATCCGAGTTAGCAAAGGCCGCGTCAACGGTGCCGACGTGCACGTGGTCGAGGCCATCACACACTGCCACTCCGTGGATTTCGTCCCGGACGGCAACGCCCACGGGCGCGTCATTGAGGCGGCCCAGGAACAGGAGATGGACATGGCTGAACTGACGCCCGAGCAGATGGACGAGATTGTGAAGCGCACCGCTGAGTCTGTCGTCGAACCCTTTGCGAATGCCGTGGCCGCAAAGATCGCCGAGTCGCAAAAGGCCGCAGACGAAGCCGCAAAGGCCGAGGAAGAGAAGCGACAGCAAGAGGCCGCGGACGCCGAGAAGCCGGAAGCCGACCGCAAGCTGATCGAGGAACTGCGCGCCCTACGCGAGGCGAAGGTCACCGAGGACCAGCGAGTGGCCGAGGCGACTGCGCGCATCAAGGCCCTGGAGGATGAGCGGGCCGCCGCCGGTACGCTCTCCACGGTGAGGACGCTCGTGGACGCCCGCGACGACCTCAGCCCGGCCGCAAAGGCCCGCGTCGTCGAGAGCTTCTCGGGCCAGATCATCGCCACCGACCAGATCGGGACGCGCGTGCAGGAGGCCTGCGACAAGGAGCGCGCCTACGCCCTGACCGTGCTGCAGGAGGCCGGGGTGCGCACCCGCGTGACCGGCACCGGGCCCACCGACACGAACCGCACGCAGGAAGCCACGAAGGCCTATGAGGACGGGTTCACCGAGTTCGCCCGCAACATGGGCGTGGATGCGAAGACCCTCAAGGCCATGCAGGAACTGCCGCAGTAGCAAGCGCCGCAAAGGACAATAGCGCAAACACTCAGGCCTCGCCAATCGGCGGGGCTTTGTCGGTTCTGAGGTGAGATGGAATGGCGAACTACGTGAATGTGAACGCAAAGAAAACATATGCCATAGAGTCCAGCCGGATCGCCCTTGAGACCACGGACACGACCCTGGATGACGTGACCAGCGGCGACCTCGTCATTGCCGGGGCGCTTGTCGGGGTCGCTGTGGCAGACTACGACGAGGACACGAACCTGCTGGTGATCGACACCAGGGGCCGCTACGAGTTGAGCGTCATCGGCAAGGACGCCGGCGGATCCTCGTGCGCCATCGCCCTAGGAGACTGGCTCTATTACGACCCGGAAGCCGACCAGATCAACCGCGACTATAGCAACGGCATCTGCATCGGGCGCGCCCTGGAGGCCATCGGCTCCGGCCTGACCGCCACCATCGGCGTGGAGATCATCCCGATCCCCTGGTCCGACTGTCTCGCCATGGTGGCCGCCGCAGTAGCGTAGCCCGACTCACAACAACGAAACGAGGTGACCTATCATGGGTCTGCCTGCAGTCAGTTTGGTTCCGCCGATCGTAGACGAGGACACGTCCGGGGGCCGGGAGATCAATATCCGTACGCTGGTCAAGCGCCAGCAGGAGGCAATGCGCTCCGGTCGTGTGCAGGAGGTCATGAGCACCAGCGACCTCACATACCTGGCCGACGTGATCGACCGCGGCCTGATGGTCTCGTACTTGGATGAGTCGATTCCAATCACATACCCGATGCTCGGCAAGCGTCGGGACACGACCACGCTTGCCCGTGCCGGGTCTGGCCACGGCGTAGACTACCGGCTCAATGCCGCGCGGCTGATCCCGCAGGTGGCAGAGGGCGCAGACTACACCACCATCGACCCGAGCGACGAGAGCTTCGAGGCCCACACGTACAAGTACGGCGTCAACTGGCCTGTGACGTGGGAGACGTGGCTGTCTGACAACCGGGACCTGGGGCTGCTGATGGAGTACCCGCAGTCCTGGGGCCTGAGCGCGCGATACACGCAGCAGTATCTGTTCACCAGCGCTTATGCCCACAACACCACGCTCTTCACCGCCGGGAAGGGCAACTACATGAGCGGTGCGGGCAGCAACCTCAACGCGGCGAACCTGGCCACCGGCGTCAACGCCATCCGCAACTTCGACGACCCGGCCGGCAACGTGTCTGTGTATGCCGGACCGCTCTTCCTCGTGGTGCCTCCGACGCTGGAGTGGACCGCGCGGGCACTTGTGGAGAGCACCGTGGTAACAACCGGCAATACCGCCAGTATCCCGGTCAACAACCCTGCGGCACGTTCGGCCATCGTCGTGGTCGACCCGTTCTTGGAGGCTATCGACGAGACCTGCGGTACGACCGGCTGGTACCTCTTCGCCGACCCGCGCATCCGGCCCGCTGTGCGCTACGGCTTCCTGCGCGGCTACGAGACGCCGAGCATCTACGTCCGCGAGGCGGATGCGAGAATGCTTTTCGGTGGGGCCAGCGACCCCTTCGATGGCGACTTTCTGACCGACGAGATCGCGTTCAAGCTGCGGTTCACATTCGGGGTAGATGTGGCCGACTGGCGCGGTGCCTACCACAGCACCGGCGAGGCCGAAGCCGAGTAGCGGCCTTCAAGTAGGCGGTCACCCTCCGCCGCCCAGTGGGGCGCTCCTGACCCGCCACAGGGGCGCCCCACGACCCACCTACTACGAGAGGAGCAGACGCCTATGCCGGTCCTGTTCACATACGACCCGACGACGGACGCCGGCATGATTCGCCTGCTGACCGACGACGCCGACGCCGACAACTATGCGTTCACGGACGCGGAGATTGACGCGGTCTACGCGGCCAACGGCAGCAACGTGCTGCGCACCTCAGCCCGGCTCCTGGAGATCCTCGCGACCAACCACAGCAAGCTCGCCATCAAGGTCGGGCGTGGCGACGTGGACGAGGACCTGACCCAGATCGCTAAGAACTTGCGCGAGCAGGCCGACAGGTACAGAGCCCAGGCCGACGATGAGGACGATGCCGGGGCCTGCCTGGAGGCGTCTGTCTCTCCGAGCTACGAGCGGTTCTCCTACACCACGAACGAGTTGCTGGAGCGCGACGACGAGGTGAGAACGTGAACCGCGCCAGCGTTGGCAGCACGCTCACCAGTCTGTACAGCCGCAGTGCCACGAGCCTGCTGGAGATCGAGCACCAGGGCACGGGAGACACTAACGCGCCGGCATTCGACACCGCGGCCACTGGCCACCCGGCGCTGCTCTTGCAACTCAATGCTCGCCAGAGGCAGAGCCGGGCCGAGGCCTACTCCAGCCCGGTGACTCATCAAGCGTTTTGCGAGGACCTGGCAGACTTGGAGATTGGGTGCCGCGTGCGCGAGACGCACCGCCAGGCCGAGAACGGGACCTGGCTGCTGATCCCGCGCGAACAGCAAGTCCGGTGCACTGTGCTGGGCAAGGAGCGCGTTCCCGGCCTGCCGGAGCCGCACAGTCAAGTCCGGCTGGACCTGAATCAGGTGAGCACGACGAGATGATGAAGCTCATGTTCATCGGCGAGGAGGTCATCGAAGGCCTCGACGTCGCGCACCTGCGCCTGAAGGACCGCAGGACGCTGATGCGGGCCGTGACCCGCTCTGCCGCGCTGGTACAGCGGCAGGCCAAGCTCAACACGACGACGGTCTTCGCCAACCCGACCGGGCACCTGGCGCGGTCCATCATGGTCCACGCCAATGAGTCGACGCTCTCTGCCGACATCGGCCCGCACGTGATCTACGGGCGCATCCAGGAGCTGGGCGGCACCATCCGGCCGGTCCATGCGAAGATGCTGGCGATCCCCATCGGTACCATGAAGGGCGCACCGCGACACCGCCGCAATGCCAGCACTCCGCTGCACGTCCGGCGCGTCAACGGCAAGCTCTTCCTGTTCGACGACTCGGGCGTGGCCCAGTACGTGCTCAAGGCCTGGGTGGTCATCAAGCCCCACCCGTACCTGGTGCCCGCGCTCGCCGCCCAACAGGACAACATCGCCGCGGAGTTCTACGAGGCACTCCGCAAGGTCTTCGGGGTGACGTGATGAGTCAGGTCCGTGTGGGCACATTCAAGGCCGCGTTCCTGGCCGCTTTGCGGGCCTGGACGGTGGAGCCCCTGGCAAGTGCCGTCATCCGGGTGGGGCCCTGCCACTCGCTGCGACGGTCTTGCACGCAGACGGCCGTCGTCATCGTGACCTGGCTGGGCATGCCCGGTGGCGAGACCAGCGCCGGAAGCGGGAACAACTGGAAGCGTCGCTACAACTACGAGGTCCTGCTCGCGGTGCCGGACGACGAGGACGACCCGGACGCCGCCGATAACGCCCTGATCGCTTTGTTCAACGAGTTCGAGGACTTCATGCACGCCAACCGCAGCCTTGCCGGGGTGCGCGTCGGGCACATCACCACGGCACCGACCGCGATAGTGCCGCTCTTCGAAAACACCGAGCAACTGTTCCGGTGCTGCGTATGCGAGATCAACTACGAGACCCTGAAAGGGGGTTAGGCCCTCATGGCCCTTACCGCCGTAGAGACGACCCTGATGGGCCTGTTCGACCGTCTGGCTTACCAAAAGTCTGCCTGCCGGGCCGCCGCTGTGGGCGGCAACGACACGTGGACGCGAGTGGATGCCGCCGCCGACGAGACCTTCGAGAACCGCGTCAAGGGCAGCGACCTCACCGCCCTTGACACCGCCATCGAGACCATGAAGCTCGGGCAACTGACGGACCTGCGGGCGGTGCTCGGGGACATCCAAACATACTGCGTCACCGACCTGGCCTTGTCCGGCCTGGACGCGTACCTGACCGCGAAACGGTGGCGCGTAGATGCCAAGTTCGCGGCGCTCTGGACCGAGGCCGCCCGCTCCGCGCTGAGTGCTGCGAACATCGGTGGTGACGCAGACGGGGGGGCCGCGGCGCCCGGGGCGCTGCTTGGCACGCTGGTGCGCGGGGGCAGCATCGGATCCGCTGCCGACATCGCCGCCACGTTCTCGGTCAGCCCGATTCTCGGGCGCGTGACGGTCAAGGGCGCGACGGACTGGACGGTGACCGCCACCCTGAAGTTGCAGGACGCTACCACCAAGGCGGTTGCGCAGGTAGTGGCCGGCACGGGCTCCGGCGGCGCCGTGGGCGACACCTACGTGTTCGGGGCCCAGGTCCTCACCGGCGGCGCGGCCGCCGGGCAGAGGGTCATCCCCATTGGGGCGACCGCACAGTTCAAGGCCGCACAGCAGGTGCTCGTCACCCAGTGGTCGGGCTCTGCCCCCGACGAGGTGTGGCTGGAGCAGGAGATCGCCACCATCGACAGCATCAGCGAGAACACGAGCCTGACGGTGCTGAGCAACCTCCTGCACACCTACACCACGGACGCCTACGTGTACCCCCTATACCGAGGCGTGACGGCCGCAAGCGGCACCGGCGGCGACGCCTCCGACGCGATCTCGTTCTATCCCGCCCCCGACCGGCGGCTGAAGCTGTAGAGAAAGGGGCGAGAGACAATGGCACAGGAACCTATCACCGGGCTCTGGCAGTGGCTCCACTGGGGGCTGGCCAGCGCCGACACACCCGTGGGCGTCCT